AGGGCATGTGGTCTTAGGTCCAGCGGGAAGCCACATGCAGATTCGCCTACAGCCACGCGGGTTTCCGGTGGTCGGGCCGCCCGGATTTGAACCGGGGGCCTCCTGAACCCCATTCAGGCGCGCAGTTCGTCATGCAATCGCTGAAACCCTGTCAGGACGCGCGTTTCGGCGCCTGCGCCGCCGGCGTGCCGGCCGCTGTTGCCTTGGTGTTGCCTTTCCGTGGAGCCACCTGGGCCCGGAGCCAGGCGTCCAGCCGCTCGCCCATGCCCTGAAACGCCCCGGCCATCAGGTGGCCGTAGGTGTCCATCGTGGTGCTGATGCGCTCGTGCCGCATGCGCACCTGGATGGCCTTGGCGTGCTCGCCCATCGCGATGAGGTGCGTCGCCGTACTGTGGCGCAGCGCGTGGAAGCCGACGAGCGGAATCTGGGCCGCCTTGAGGTGGCGCCGAAACACGCGGCCCAGGGTGTCGGGGTCGATCGCCTTGCCCGCCTGATTGCGAAACACGTAGGGCTGCGCCGGATCGTCACCCGCCGGCAGCGCGAGGAGGGCCGCCACCACGGAGGGCGACACGTCCTCGATCACCGCGGCGGAGCCTCTCGTCTTCGGCGCCGTGTCGTGCACGATGTAGCCCGCGCCGCGCGGTTCGCGGATCCGGCTGGCACGAATGCGCAGGCGACGGTGCGTCAGGTCGAGATCCTCCCACCGCAGCGCCAACACTTCGCCGCGCCGCAGGCCCGCGTTGATGGTCAACGCGTACAGCGTCCGGTACGGCTCCTCGGCAACGGCCTGCAACCTGTTCACCTGCTCGGGTGTCAGGTAGGCGACTTTGCCCTCGGCACGCCGCGACTGCGGCAGCGCGCGGACCTTGGCCGCCGGGTTCTTGACCAGGGCGCCGCGCTCCAGGGCATCCGCCAGGATCATGCGCAGCACATCGAGGGTGGCGTTCATCGTGCGCACCGACAGCGCCTGCGGGGCCTTCTTCTGCTTCGGGTGATGCGGCCGCGCGACATGCGTTCCAACGAGGAAGGCCTCGATGCTCTCTCGGGTGATGACGCCGAGGCGCGCGGCGCCGAAGGTCGGCAGCAGCCGCTTGACCGCGTCCTCATAGCTCTCGAACGTCTTGGGCCGCACGCGCGGCGGCCGCATCCGTTCCAGCCAGTTGGCCGCGGTCTCGTCGAAGCGCTGCGTCTGCGACGGCGGCAGATGCCGAATGCCCAACTGCGCCTCTGCCTCGCGCTGCGCCAGCACCCGTCTCGCCAAGCGCCGGCCATCCTCACCGGCGCCGATCGTCTGGCGCATGCGCCGGCCGGTCGCATCGACATAGTCGACGAACCAGGTCTTGCGCTGTGCGTTGAACCGATACTGGCCCATGCCCTCACCCTCCCAATCCCCTGACACATCGGTCGTAGTCTCTCTGCAGATCGTCCTCGTCGAGCCGCCCGTAGATGGCCGACACTGGCCGCACGTCGGCATGGCCCATCAGTCGGGCCGTGGTCTCCAGCGGCATGCCGCTCGTCTTGCACAGCCGCGCGAAGCCGTGCCGCAGGATGTGCGGCGTGAGCGGGTAGGGCAGGCCCGCCCGCCGGCCTATGGCCCTCACGGCGTCCTGCATCACGCGCACGCTGCGCGGCGCCTCCGCGTGCCAGGCACTCGCAAAGATGTGACACTCGGCCGGCTCTCGTGGCGCCGCGGTCCGGCGGGCCACCTCCATCTGCGCCGTGAGCTGTCGCGCCACATGGACCGGGAACACCACCGTGCGCGCCTTGTTGCCTTTCCCATGCGCCACGTAGGCCCTCCGCTTCTCCACGTCCAGGTGTTTCCACTGCAGCGCCCGCAGCTCCGAGATGCGCAGGCCGGTGAAGTAGAGGACCTCGATGAGCAGCGTCTCGTCCGGCGTCCGACAGGCCGCGCAGATCTGCTCGAAGTGCTCCCGCGTCGGGGCCGGTTTGTACCGGATGCGATAGCGAGGCTTCTCTACATCGTCGCAGGGGTTGGACCGGATCAGCCGCTCGTGCCGGCGCAGGAAGTGAAAGAACGCCTTGAGGCGGCTCAGGGTGATCGCATAGGTTCGGGGCGACTGCATGGCGCCGTCGAGAAACTGTGCGACGTGCTCGGCGCCGAGATACTGCGGCGCGATCGCGGGGAAGGCGGCGACCAGCTTCCGGGCCACCCACGTGTAATTGGCGATGGTCCGAGGGCTGTAGTCTTGACGCCGGAGTCGGGCTTCGAAGCGCGCCACGAGCTCGATGCCCAGCAGTGGGGCCGAGGAAGCTGTCTCGGTGGTTGGAGTCTCCAAAGATCGCCCGTCATTCATCGCGGCTCTTCTCCCATCCCCCGATCGTACGCACTCTGGAGATCGTCGTCGTCCAACTGGCCATAGATGTGCACGGTCAGCTGCACGTTGGAATGCCCGCCGAGGCGCGCCGCGACCTCCACGCTCACCCCGCGCGTCTTGAGTAGCCGGAAGAAGCCGTGCCGGAGGACGTGCATCGTGAGCCGGTATGGGAGCCCTGCCGCCTCGCCGAGTTGTCTCAGGGTCGACCCGAGCGCGCCCACGCCCCACGCGCGCCGCGTCGGACTCGAGGCCCCGCGGAACAGGTAGTGATCCGGCGCTCCCGCGAGGGCTTGCCACAAATCGGCGACGTGAGGCGGGAACAGCACCGTCCGGTGTTTGCCGCCCTTCCCCAGCACCGCGGCGCGGCCACGGGCGAAGTCCACGGCACGCACCCGCAGGCGGCGCAACTCGTTCCGGCGCAGGCCCGTGTAGTAGAGTCCTTCGACCAGCGCGGCCTCCGCGAGGGTCCGGCACTGCCGGCAGACGGCCAGGAACTCCTCATAGGTTGGCGCCGGCCGCGGCACTGACCGCCACCGTGGGCGACTGACGCGCAGGCAGGGGTTCTCGACGACCAGGCGCTGCCGCTCGGTGGCCCACCGGAAGAAGACCCGCAGGCGCATCAGCACGGTCTGCAGCGAGCGCGGCGCCGTGCTCCGCGAGGCGAGGTACTCCTCGATGTGGTCAACCGTGATCTGCTGCAGCGTCAGGGTAGGATGCGCCGACAGGAACGTCCGCGCCACCCGGACCACCTCGAGACAGGTGCGGCGCACCATGCGCCCGAGCGCCTCCTGGCGTTCGAGGTACTCCCAGAAGGCTGTGAGCGCGGCCGCGTGCGGATGGTCGGAATCGACCGGCCGGGGGCCACGCCGTCGCCAGGGGGCCGTGTGTGCCCGGGGCCCGCTCGGCGGGTGCTGCGGGACTTGGTACGCGGTCTCGATCGACGACTGCACGGCGACCGAGGGCGTCATCTTGAGCATGACTCCTTCACCTCCTCGGAGGGAGTATGAGTCGACCTTTCTTGCGCGCATCTACCATGTTGTCCTTGATGCGAGCCAGGTTTCGGAGCGCTTGAGCCCGCTGTCCTGACGAACGACCATTCATGATTAGCCGACCTCCTACAGAAACGCCGCTGGGAGCCACCAGGCCTTGGCAGGCAAGGGAGCTTGAACCAGCGGCGCAGGCCACCTCTCCGAAGAGAGGCGCCACGGGCTATGCGATTCGGGAACCTGGGGCCTCAAAACAAACGCTCCCCACAGCCTGCCAAGGCAGTGTCTCCCTTCGCGATCGCGCAGGAACCTCCTGCACAGCGCTGCTGGTCGTCACTGACGCCGGCCAGCGCTTGGTGAACCGTCCAGGGAACAGTGTCCAGACGTCTGGACAATTCGAATCTCCGTGCAACGTAGGCAGGGCCGCCAACTGCTGGGCGATCATGGAAGTCTTCTTGCTCAGGCCGAGGGTGGAGAGGGTAGGCGGTTGAGTGCGGTACCTGCCGGGAACCGCACATTTGGGCTGTCCGATACCTTCGGCCCCCGACGCCCTCTCCGTCGCCTTCAGGAGTTCGCCCAGCCGCGCCAGGGCCTCGATCTTCACGGCGTGCGCGTACCCTATGGCTTCCTCGCCGAGCTGCTGCTGCAACACCGGGGGAGGCACAGCACCCGTCCGAAGCCGCCGACCCGCTCAAAACCCGCGGCTGGCCGCGGTCTCCCGAGCTATTTTGGGCATTCCTGGAGGCTGCCGCGGCCCGGCGCCGCTGGGCCAAGTCTGCCTCCGTCAAGGGCCGGGGTGGACCCGCAAGCCGGATCGCCCGGAGCGGCAGCGTGAAACTCCACCCATATCCGGTCCGCACCGGCTCGACGCCCCACCGCGCGGCCAGTTTCCGCAGCTTCCCACCCAGCCGGCGGCTGTCGGTGTAGATGGCCCATCGCTGCTCATCGTCGGCGATCGTGAGGACGACTTCGCGCTCGGCTTTCGTCAGCGGGCTCGAACTGGCAGGCGTGTGGTATGATGCCATCGTAGTGTCGTCTCCTCCGTGCCCGGGTGGTCCCCACAGACTGCCCGGGCGATCGTCTCTCTACCCCATCACTTCGGGCGCAGGTACCGTTCGGCGAAGAGCTCCCGCTCCAGCTCGTCCTCTTCTGCCGAGCTGCCAGTCGGCACGTACACATCGAGCCGCGAGCGAGCCGCTGGGCTCAAGCCGAACTCTGCGGCAACCTGCCGGAAGCCATGCTCTGCATCGCTGACGGAACTCTCAGCCTTCCGCACGAGCAGGAGGTGCTCGCGCGTAGTGGATGAGCCCAGACGCCGCTCAAGTGCGCGCAGCCGGCGCCGCGCCGCCTCGCATCGAGCGTACACCTCGCACAACGTTTGAAACATCGGTCCGTCCAACTCGCCGAGCAGTCCAGCACGCTGGAGCAAGGGCGCCAACGATCGCCACATCGCTCGAGCACGCGACGACAGGCCTCTGGGCGGCTTCGGCGCGATCGGCAGCGGCTTTGGCGCCTGGCCGCCGGCGCGATCGGCTCGCAGCGTACCCTGCACGAGTCTCAAATGCGCGGGCTTCTTGTTACGGCCCCCGCGGGGCATCGCTGAACCTCCCCCTTCAGGTTGAGTTCCACCCAGAGATTTCTCTCCGGTGCAAATTTTGGGTTTCGCTGGCGACGTGCACGCGCGACTGGCACACCGGTCTATCGCCAGGACTCCAAGGGATTTGATGGGCCTACCCCTCTCCGGCCCTGAAGGCCTGCTCAACCGTCCTCGTGGAGTGACACCGCCTGCACTGCGCCCGCAAGTTCGTCCAGTCGTCCGTGCCCCCATGGCGCCGCGGCCGGATGTGATGCACCTCGGTGGCGGGCGCCTGCTGGCAAGTCCCGCAGATCGGGTGCGCGGCCAGGAAGGCGGCCCGGATCTTGCGCCAGGCGTGTCCGTACCCGCGGCCGGTGCTGGACGGCCGGTCGCGGTCCTGGCGCCGGTAGAACTCCTTCTGGTGGCGCTCGCAGTAGGCCGTGCGTACAACAGCCGGGCAACCCGGCTGCCGACAGGGACCAGGCAGCACGCGGAGTCGCATTAGCGCACCGTCCTTCGGATCGTCTGCCCGATCGGCCCGCCCTTGCGGATGTCCGCCACCACGACGGCCTGAATCTCCTCGGGGGTCGGGGTCGGGATCTGACTGCGATCGAAGACGACGTAGTTCGTGATGGTGACCTCGACCGGGCGCGAATCGGCTCGCTCACCCGTGAACCGCACGGGAATGCTACGGTTGTCGGGCAGCGGCACGACCGCTTCGGCCTGGCGCCCCTCGCCGATCATGGCCAGGGTCGGTCGGCTCACGACGCCGCCGGCCTGGGCCGCGAGGATCGGCGTGAGACCGCCCGCGACGACGCCGCCACTGGCCAGGCCGAAGACCGGGAGGAGGAACTCAAAGACCTTCTTCGCGACTCGCTGCGCAAAGAGGCTGATGATCGAGTTGACCACGCTGCGGAAGAAACCGAGGATCGCTTCCCCGAAGCTCTTGGCATTGGAGAGGACATCGGTGAACAGTTCCGCGAAGGCGGCCTGCAACGAGGGCAACAACTGGCGGACGCTCTCGAGCGCATCGCTCCAGCCCCTGGCAACCCGCGGCGGCTCGTTGATCGCCAGGTCCTCCGCGCCGAACTTGAACTTCTCCCACGTGTCGAACCATCGCTTGGTCAGGGAGTCGACCTGCTCGAGCTCGCGCAGGAAGTCGCGGTTGAACTTGAGGCGCTGCAGCGCATCCGCGAGGCCGATGCCTTCCTCCTTGGCCAATCGCAGGGCTTGACGCGCGAGCGTGAGCGCCTCAGGCCACTCCACCCCCAGGACGCGTTGCGCCTGACGGGCGGCGTCGGCGATCTCCTCCAGGTTCTCCGTGATCGTGCCCGCGGCGGCGCCCATGCCTTCTTCGGCCGGATGGCGAAACTTCTCGAACAGCTCGAGGGCGGCCTTGGCGGCGGGGTTCACCTGGTCGCGCTCGATCTGCGCCCAGTCGATCGCGGCCTGCGCATCCTTCTGCCGCGCCTTCTGCAACGCATCGAGGGTCCGCATCAGCTCTTCGTTCGTGAACTTCTCCCCGAGGCGCTGACGGACCAGCGCCGCGGCGGCGGCGGCTTCATCCAACGAGGCTCCCGCGGCGAAGCGGCGGCGTGCCTCCGCGACTGCGGCGCTCTCGATGATTGCATCGGTGAACTCGCGCCAGGTCTGCGTGAGTTCCTTGACCGGCGCCTTAGCGGAACCGAAGAAACCGATGAGCCTCTCCCAGCCGGCGGACACCAGGCCGACGACTTGGCGCCCGACGTCCGCAGCCACCGCGCCGATCTGGCCCAGGCCGGTGCGAAATTGGTCCGCCCCGCGCGTGATGCGCTCCCAGTCGAACGTGAAGACGCCGGCGAGGATCTCGCCGATCCCGCGGCCGGTGGTCGCCAGCCCTTCCCAGAGGCGCCCGAGGAACGCGACGAAGTTCGCCCACAGCCCGCGCCCGACGGCCAGCGCCTGGTCCCAGTTGCGGACCAGGAAGACGACGGCGCCAGCGAGTGCCGCGATGGCCGCGATCTTGATGCCGATCACGCCGGTGATCGCAGTGAACGCCGCCGAGGCAGTGCGCGCGGCGGTGCTAGCACCCGAGAGCGCCAGGGAGACCACCTCGAGGTGGCGTTTCAACTCCTCGTTGCGGGCGGCGAAGACTGACGCGATCGCAGCGGCCCCGGACAGCGTGGTGGAGAAACTGCCCACCACCTGGCGCGCGGAGGCGAACCCCGCGCCAACCTTGCCCGTGGTGTCGGCCGCCTGCTGGCCCACGCTGGCCACGGTCGCGCCGGCCTTCCGTGCGCTGGACTCCACTTCCGCGAAGCCGGCCTTGACGGTCGAGAGGCCCTCAACCGCGAACTTCACGCCAAACTGGTCCGCCATCGCTAGTCCTCCGGGATCTCCAGATCACCAAGGTCTGGTGTGGATCCGCGCGCCTGCATGGTCTCAGCCTCACGCTCCAACTGCTCCACGAGGAACGCCGCGGTCTCAGGCGTCAGACTCATGATGGCGCCGGGGCTCCAGTGGTAGGCGCGCCCGAGGACATGGAGGATCCGCCGAAAGGGACCTCAGCCGCCTTCAGCGCCGCGCCGATCTCGCCGATCCGAGTCCACAGGTCGCGGAGCTCGTCGGGGGTGAGCACGTCAAGCTCCGCTTCCGTCACGGTAGGGTCGGCCTGCCGCAGAATGTGCAGCGTCACCTGAAAGAGGCCCTCGACCTTGCCCTCGGCGATGGCGGAGATCGCTTGGTCGGCGTTGATGCCGGCGCGCTCGAGCGTCCGATAGTCCTTGAGCCGCAGGGGCAGGGCCTTGGCCAAGTCGATCTGACGGCCGGCGAAGGTGACCGTCGTCATGGAAACACCTGGCGGATCGCCATCCAGAGCGCCCGGTGAGACGCCGCCTCGGCCTTCAGCGCATGCACCAGCGCACGCGTTGGCGCGAGCGCGGCGTCCAGCGCGCGCCGTGCCGCTTGCAGCGGCGCGGTCGCCTCCAGCAGCGTGTCGTGGAACCGCCGGTGCTCGCGCAAGAGTTCATCGGTGATCTGGAACATGGACCATCCCCCCCTTCAGGAGCTGCGGTACTTGGCCATGACGCGCGCCACGGCGGCTTGAATGCGTGCCTCGAAGGCCTCTTTCGCGGTGCCGATCGACCGGAACGGGTGCGGCCGCGTGCCCTTCCTGGCGATCGCGCGCGCGAGCACGAACGGATCGATGCCGCGCGCCGCGGCGAAGTCCCGCAACCGCTGGGCCGACTTCGGGCTGGCCGCCCGGGCCGGATCGACCGCCGGCATGCGGCCGGGCCGCCGGCCGTGCTGCACCAGGTGCCCGTGCGGCGCCACGAGGACTCGCGCCGTGAGGCGCCGCGGATCCGTCCGCGCGCGGATACCCCGCCGAAGGGCTCCGGTGAACGTCGGCGCCGCATCCCGCCATGCGTCACGCGTCTCTTCGGCCTGATCTCGGAGCGCCTGCACGAGCTCGACCTCGAGATCCGCCGCGACCTGCGGATGGCGGGCCGCGAACTGGTCCACGCCGGTGAGCGTGATCGACAGCTTCATCGGGTTTTCACCTGGAGCGTGTCTGCGAGCTGCGCCCACACGCGCTCTTCATACGCTCGTGCCCGGTCCTCCGCTACCTGCCACTCCGCCGGCAGCCGCGGCGGGCGATAGATTCGGCTGTCGGCAACGTGCTTCGCCTCATGGGCCACGGTCCGCACGACTTCCTCGAGCGACTGATCGCAGCGCACGCGCAGGCAGCCGTCGTTGAAGAACCAGCCGACTTGGCCGGCGATCGGACGGCTCCGGAAAGCCTGAGGTTCGGGGAAGCTCTCGCCTGCCATGCGCGCCAAGGTGGTCAGCAGGTTGGCCATGGACACCGTGGAGGCCGCCCGGATCGCCGGGACTGTGCGAAGCCACTCGATACGCAGATCGCTGAGGCCAAGATCACCCTCACACCAGCGCAAGGTACGCTGCGCCACGAGCCACACGTCGAGCGGGACATCCGCGACGTCAACCACCTCATACACCACCTCCGTCGGGGAGGTCTCAGACGTCATAGCCTCCCAGTCGCAGCTCGCGCGCAACCTCGTCGACGATACCGGTGATGAAGGCGTCGCCCTGCTTGCGGTCGAGGCTCAGGTCTGGGAGCGTCGGGGTGACGATCCCGCCCAGACGGCCGAGCGCCCCGATCACGGCGACACGGAGCGCCTCGTGCTCGGCCGCGGCGTCCGCTGCTTCCCGCAGAGCATGCACCAGGCGCTGCATGATCGGTTCGTGCAGGCTGCGCGCGGTGCGGGCGACATGCGCGCGCGCCTCAGTCGTCACGACTGCCACCTTCTGCTCCTGCATGGCGATGGCGGAATCGAGCGTGCGCAGCTGCCGCGCGGCCTCTGTGGCCTTGGCCTCGGTCTGTTCAAGCCGAGCCCGGGCTGTGGCGGCGCTCCGCTTGTCGCCCTCGCCGATCATCGCCGCGGCTTCCGCCTGGACGGCAGAAGTGTCCGCCTGGGTCACGGCCTGCGTGGCGTCTTTGAGGGCGGTCTCGGTCTCGGCGCGCTGCGCGCGCAGGCGCTGCAGCGTAGACGTCACCTCGACGTATGGCCGGTAGGCGGCGAGGACCAGACCAGACAGATCCAGCGCGGCGGTTCCATCCGCATTTGCCGTCTCGGTAGTCATCCCGTTTTTTCTCCCCTTCCGTGATCCAACGTTTCTCGTCGATTCCTGGCGCTTAGAGCCCAAACCTCAAGGTCATGCGGATTTCAGTGAGCAGCGTCCGCATCCGTGTCAGATCCGACTCCTGGCTACCACGACTCTTCACGTCGGTCACCAGCGCGAGCGACTGCGCCGGGAAGAGCGTGGGGCTGATCTCCCAGAGCCGAATCTCTTTGACATGACGCATCTGACCCTGCCACTCCGCCTGCACCGTGTCGAACCCGATCGAGAGCCCGAAGGGGACACCTTCGCCCTGCGCCTGCTTCATCAGCGAGTGCGTCTCGCGGGCCCGTAGCACATGAAGATTCAGCTCGCCGCGGACCCACAGGCCGGCATCAGTCTCTCGCGCATCGGCGAACCCGATCGGCTCCTTCATGTCGTGGTGCCAGAGCATCGGCGCCACTCCACCAAGGGCGTCAAGGGTTTTGCTGAACGCGCCAGGCTCGATGACGTCGTTGTAGTCGTCCACGACGCCGTACACCGCGGCCAGGCCCTCGAAAGTGCCAGCCTCGGTCAGCGATTTGAATTCGAAGGGCAGGTCTCGGTGCATGCTCATGGTCTGCCTCCAGTGTCGCCCCGTCCGCGATCGCGACGGTATCAGCGTCCAAAACCCCCGCCAGTCCGGCGGCAGTTTTCCCTCGTCCGCCCTTCGAGCGCTCCACCCGTTTGAGCAGCGCCCCAGCCCGCTGTTCGGCCAGAATCTTGATGCAGGCCGCCCGGTTCTGGACGCCCAGACCCGCCCGCGCGCACTTGGCGTATACCCGAAGCGCCTCGGCCTGGTCGCGGCGTGTCACGGTCTCGCCTCGCCGTTCACCCGCGGGCGGGTCGGCCGGCGCCGGATCCGGGCCGGGAGCCGGCGAACGCGGGCGATTGGCCGCGCGGTGGTCGCCTGGGTCCGCCTGAACCACGCCAGGACCTCCTCGCGGTCGAACAGCAGCCGCTTGCCGCCCCGGTAGGCTGGGATGGGGTCCGGGCCGACCCGGCGGGTCCAGTCATACACGCGGGAGACGGGCACCCTGAGCAAGGGGGCCAGCTCCTGGACGGTGAGGAAGGGCGATTCCATCAACCGGCACCCTCCCCAATTTCCGTCCGTTCACGTATAGGGGAAAGAGCGTGAATGAATGTATTTCCGGCTGCACTCCACCGGTGGGGGGCACCCTTGGTGCCTCGGCCGTGGCGGCTGGCCTTCCGCTCACGAACGAGGGTTGCGAGGGCGTTGTGTAGGCCTCCCCTCGATGGCTGCGGCTCGAGCAGGGCCGCAATCTCCTGACGACTGCGCGGAGTCTCGTCGAGGACGGCCTGTACCCGTCGCACGGTTTCTGCGGCCGTCAGGACGCTCGGATCGCCGAGAGCGTACATCTCCTCGCCGCGGAGGTCCAGCGCCCACTCGGACGGCGTTTCGGTGAACCGGCTGATCGCCTTGCAGACCCGGCGAGCCGATGAATGACTGTCCCGGTGCATTTCGACAGCCACGTCGACGAGGCCGACCAGCGCGTGCGACCCTGCATGTCCGAGGCCGACGTCGGCAGCGCTCTTACGCAAGTGGTGGGCAAAAACCAGGGCCCAATCCTTTCGCCGGCTCTGGAAGATCGCCGGTTGGATAGCTGCCGTGACGGCGGCCTGATCGTTCTCGTCAGCGATCCCACACACGGCTCGGATCGTGTCGATGATCACCAGGTCCGCCTCCTCTCGCTCGAGATCCGCCAGAACCTGGGCCCAGGGTCTCCCGCTGGCGAAGACGAGCATGAGATCGGGTGAAGCCAACTCGGGAAACCGTCGTACGCGGGCTCGCCACAGGGAGCGCGGTTCTTCGGTCACCCAAACGATGCGGAGGGTCGCCAGCACGAGAAGCAGCGCCCGCACGACGTGGACCAGCAAGGTCGTCTTCCCAGCCTTGCCGAGCGCTGATAACAAGGTCACAAGGCCCCGGCCGACGACCCCGACCTGGCGGAGAAATGGGAGCCACGCCTGCTCGATTGAGGTTTCGTCGTCGGCTAGCTCGGCACCGGAAATTCGATCCGTCCACGCCCTCTCTCCTAGGGGTTGGGATGAATGAACGGAATGGGCGGCTTCGCGCGCATCAGTCAGGGTTCGCTCTGCGAACATCAGAAGTGCGTCCAGGTCCTGTCCGTTCGAGGCGTGGTGCTGAAGGTAGCCGCCGAGCTCGCCGAGCGCACGCTTGGCCGCGTCGCGCCGCACAATCGCGACATGCTGCGCTAACGTGACTGGTGAAAACGTGGTGTTCAGCAAGCCGGTAAGGTACGTCGCACCGCCGCAGTCGTCAAGCCGGCCCTGTTGCCGGAGACGATCGGTGACCGAAACCAGATCGGCTACGTGCCCACCACGATGCAGGTCGCCCAGGGCGGTGAAGATCACCGCGTGCGCGGTTCCGTAGAAGTCGCCCGGGTCGAGGGTTTCGAGCGCCGTCAAGAACGTCCTAATGTCCCCCTGTTGAGCGGCGATAAGCGCGCTCCCCAGGACTGCCTGCTCCGCCTCAAGGTTGTGCGGCGGGACTTGATCCTGGGCCAGTGAGGGCTTAGTCACGCAGGAAGTCTCCGCGAAATCACTTAGCGGGCTCGCGACTGTCGGACGCGGTGTCCGGCTTCGCACGAGCGATCGCAGCGGCAACCTGTCGCATGTCCTTCGCCTCTTCCCGGTAGCGTTCGGCCTTGCGGTCGAGCGCGCGCGCCAGATCCTCCCGTTGCCGCGCCGTCAGGCGCAACTGCTGGATCACGTTGCTCTCTACCATGGCCTATAAGCCTCCTCCGTTATGGTCTAAAGCAGGCGCTCCGGCACGCCCAGAACTTGAGCGATCCGTTGGCGGAGCTTCATGCTGCCGCGCGTCCTGCCGAGTTCGATCCTGGCGATGTGTTGTTGCGTGACGCCGACATACAGAGCGAGCGTCGCCTCAGACAATCCCCGGGCGCGCCGCAAAACGCGGAGGCGTGAATTGTGTCTCTTACTCTTCATGGTGTATAGTTGGTAGTATGAACACCCTCCTTGTCAAACCGTCAGGTTTCCCCCCCCTGAAGATCATCGCGGAGGAGATAGTCGTCGCCTATCGCAGGGAGGCGGAAAAGCCCAATGCAAGGCCACGAGAGCAGGTCGTTGAGGAGGTGCTGGCCAGGTACTTCGCACCGGATCCGCACATGCAACAGCCGCCAGATTCTCTGAGAATGAACAGCTCGGAGCCGGCAGCTGACGGTGCGGCGATGTGGGCCCGCCTCATCGCCAACAGCGTAGCCCCGACAATTCGGGCGGTCCGACAGGTCGTCTTCGGCGACGTCGCCCCGCGGTTTCGCACGTACCCTGAGGCGGTAGCCTGGATTGAAGCTCAGGGACACGACGGCCTGCCGGGGCCGCAGATCTCCTACTGGGATGCTGGGAATTCCTCAGCGGTTCAGGCCGGCACCGATCAGCTCAGGACGATTGCCGAAGCGGTGGGCATCTTGGGGGTGCTCACCCCCTGGGGGCCTGAGGCGGTCCTGATGCATCTCCTGTGCGGGGCCCTCCCGGTGGGGCCAGCCAAACCGACGGTGACATTCAGCGGCCCAGGGTCCTTGGTGGGCCTAGGGCGACGGGCCGGGACGATCGGATTCCACGCCACGATTGAGGTGGCACCCTGGCAGGTGGAGGCGTTGCCCGCCGTCGCAGAGGTCCTCAGGAAGCATTGGGCCCTAGAGCAGGAACGATGGCTCTCGGGGGACGATGCGAAGCTAGCCGACCTCATCGCCGTGCACGGCCTGCCGCCACAGCCAGGCCGCGGCGTGAACGCTGGCACGCTTGAGGACTGGGACAAGATTGCAATGGCGTGGCTAGAGATCCCGCGCGAAAGAGCGCATGACCCACAGGTACACAAGCAGGTGCGTAAGAAAGGCAATGCCCTGCGGATGCGATGGGGTCGACGCTTCAGGAAGCTATGGCCACGGTTTGCCGCCGAGCTTGGAGCCGGTCGGGATTAGTAGGGTAGTTACTGCGGCCCCAGATGGTCGCGGAAAAGGTCTCAAAATGGGAACCATCGTCGACCAAGCCCCGGGGTTCATCGCGGGGTTCATCGCAGGGCTGCTCGCGAACGCGGTGTTCTTTGTGGTCCAGCGAAGAGGGTCAGCAACCGCCACGCAGCGGCTGATTGATGTGCTGGCCGGCCTTTTCTCGAGGCAATCCGACGGGCTGATCTCCGCGCTTACCGTCGCCGGAGTGATCGCCAGGGATATGGAGGAACGCGCTCATCAAGTAGTGTGAGGACAAACGCAGCAATTCCGGGAAACAGCCGTGGCCACCGTCAGGTTCACGACAGGCGTAGTGGACGTGCTCGTCCGGGGTGGCCCCGACGGTCCCGCGATTATCACGAACCCGACGGGCGGATCCGCGCTCGGTCCAGGAGGGCCAACGGGATTCACCAAAACCAACAAATGAGCGCGCCGGGGGCTGTGGGCAGGATTCCGGCAGCGGAAGTCTAAAGGGAAACAGATGCAGTTCTCACTGCGTAGGATATGTTTGCCCGTACCGGAAAAATCGAGGTGATGGGCATACGGTCAATGAAGGGCAGGTCCTGCTAGAGCATGCCCAAGCCTACGCCAGTGCCGATTTCAGGGGCTGTGCTTCGGTGGGCGATCCGGGAATCCGGCCTCACTGAACGCGACGTTGCACAGCACCTACAGGTCCCCCTCGAGTTGGTCCGCGAATGGGAGGATGAGAAGACAGCCCCGACCAAGACTGAGTTCTCGCACCTCGCCGGACTCCTGAAACGGCCATCAAGCATTTTCTTTCTGCCTGAGCCACCGAGAACTGCTGCACAAAGCATGAGTTTTCGGCGGGCCCCCACTGACGACCAGGAAACTAGGTTAACGCCTGACGAGGCACGCTGGTTGCGGATTGCGAGCAGGCTTCAAGAGGCGGCTTCATTGATCTTGTCCCGTCTGGACGAGAGGCCAATTGGGTTTCCCCGCTACGACCTACTGGCCAACCCAGAGGAAATCGGCGAGCGCGAGAGGGTACGGAGCGAGATCTCCGCCGAGACCCCGTCTGGATGGCGAGATGCATTTGAAGCCTTGCGAGAGTGGCGTGGCTTTCTGGAGTCCAATGGAGTCATCGTCTTTCAACTCCGTCTTGGGCGTGATGGCTGTCGAGGATTCTCACTCTGGGACGAGAGAGCTCCGATGGTTGCCGTCAATACAGCCTACAACCAACAGGCCAGAATCTACACACTCTTCCATGAGCTAGCGCACCTTCTGACTCGCACCAACTCGGTCTGCGGCGATTTGAGGGTCATGCCAAGATCCGACCAGGATGTTGAACGCTGGTGCGAGAGGTTCGCCGCATCATTTCTTCTCCCGCGCCGTGCGTTAGAAGCCTACATTGAAGCGACGTTCCGACGAGGAAAGGCGCACCGCGAAGATCTTCGTGTGGTCTCCGGGGTGGCGGCGCGGTTCAAAGTAAGCCTCCGTGCTGCGGCGTTGAGATTGATCGGTTTAGGGCTGGCGGAAGAGGAGCTCTACTCACAGGTCGATCGCATCGCGGTGGTGAAGGAGAAGGAACGAAGGGGTGGTGGAGGCCAAGCGCTAAAGAGGCACGAACGCCGGATCGCGGAGTTCGGCCACCGCCTTCCAGGCCTCCTTTTGGAAGCCAATCGGAGAGATATCCTCGACACGTATGATGTCTTGGACTACCTCGACATTTCAACCAAGGACCTCGGGAATCTGAAGAAAGAGTTGGTGCGCTAGGGCTTGCGGAGATGCCCCTGTCTCCCGGGCCCGTAGGGATAATCGACACTTCCTCTGCAATAAAAGTCAAGGAATTGTTGCCTATTCTTGCGGACCACCAGAAGTGTTTTGCGGCGCTCACCCGGTTGGTCAAAAAGAAACTCCTAACGTACCCGAAGCAGGTCGTCGAGGAACTGTCACGCAAAGCAGAGGGCGATATCCCATACCTTTGGGCCCAGCACACCCAAAGGTATTTGAAGTTCTTGGATCCGCCTTTGGACTACGTCAGAACCGTGATGGCTAAAGCTCGTGACGGCACGCGCACGGTAGTGGATCCGCGTAAGACGCACGACGACGCCGATCCATACGTCTTGGCTGAGGCGCTCTACATAAGAGACCAAGGAAACCCGGTCGTGGTGATCACGGAGGACCGCTTCGATACCGTGTCGCGACTCTCAATGGTTCGGGCATGCGAGATTCTCGGGTTGCCTCATCAGCGTATTCAAGAATGGCTCCGCACGCTAGGACTCGTTCCCTGACGCAGGGTCGCCAAAGTTTGTTGCCTTCCTGTTGCCTTAACGAGGCCAAACACCCCCCACTGAAGCCTAACCAGCCGAAGCGAACCGGAACGTGGTCCGTGGGCTGAAACGTAGACAGGACGCCAGTTTCAGCGTCCTGCCTGCATTTCTAGCTGGTCGGGCCGCCCGGATTTGAACCGGGGGCCTCCTGAACCCCATTCAGGCGCGCTACCAAGCTGCGCTACGGCCCGACGCAAACGAAAACCCGCACTCCGCCAGCATTCTAGCCGGTTCAGC